ATAGCAGGCGTAGATTATTCACAATTAGATAGTACAGAATTTACAGATAATATGCCAAAAGAGCATGTCGCAGATACAGAAACACTTAAATTATAAAGTTGTAAGTCCTGTGTGACCTTCTAAAAGGAGATTGCCATTTCCTTAATTCCAGGCACACAGGCAACCGATAAATATTATTACATTATAATATAGACAGTTAAAGAGGTAAAGTGTCCACTAACAACTGTCGGTAGTAAAGATGGGTCTTTACATTATTATATTTTCCTTAAAGCCGGATAAGTCAAGCGATCCGGCTTTTTTATGAGCCAAAAAAATACCCACGTAATTGTGGGTATCTTTAACCGTTGTTTTACATCGGTGTTTGCAAGTTAGGACAAGCAATATTAATTATAACATGTTTTAATGATTTGTCAACAAAAGTGGCAAAATATTGCTAAAAGGATAAATAGTAATACCATATGACAATGTAGCACGGAGATAACAATTGGCGAAACAAAATTATCACGAATTCATAACTAGCAGAAATCCACTGTACCACAAGTACTATCAGGACTGGGAACTAGCAGTTCGCAGTTACTATGGAGGACAGTCCTACAGAGATGGCAAGTATCTCAAGGCTTATGCTAGTGATTATAGCACTAATTCAGAAACAATCAATACATACGATCTAGACGGTGATGGTAACACTATAGGTGTTAGAAAAGCAGTTGCACACAATGTAAACACACCACAAGAAGCAAACAGTGGTGTTGATTTAAGTAACTACTACCAGGAAAAGTTAGCCAATGTGCCAGTATTTCCGTATACTAGATTATACATATCAGAATATAACGCAATGTTGTTTAGGGTACCACCACAACGTACATTGCCAGATACACCAGAAGTAAATGAATTCCTAAACAATTCAGACGGAGATCAAAACAGTCTGAACGAGTTCATGAGTATGGTAGACACATTTACAAGTGCATTTGGTGTTGTATGGGTAAGTTGTATCAAGCCCACAGACAGCCAGTATCCTAAATGGAGAATGCATAAACCAACAGATGTAACCAATTGGAGTTACAAGTACACCACAAGCGGAGATCTTGTTTTAGACCAGATCGTAATACGCATAGCAGAAGATTATAACGCAGAAATTTATCAAGTAATATCAGACGATTACATAGACACCATATTCATTGCAATAGATCCGGAAGAAGATATCAGAGTACCAGAAGGTGCTGAATACATTCCGGGAGACGATGATTATGATGGATATCACAGAATACGCCAGCCTAATGAGTTAGGTACGGCCTCAATCGTAAGACCCGTGTATCAGAGTACGCCCATCGTGCAGGGCATAGGCCATACGCCTATCTTTGATATCGCACAAATACAACGTAGTGTTTACAGTCTCGCTGGAGAGCAATATAGTGCCGTGTCATATGGCCTACATCCTGTAAACGTAGTTGATGAAGAAACGTTTAATCGAAATGGATCGAGCGTGGGTGCAGAGCCTGGATCACTAGTTATAACTGGTAACAGTCTCGACGGGCAACCTAATTACACATATGAATTTGTTAGTCCTGATTTAAGTAGTCTGTCAGAGATAAGAACTATAATGGATCAGCAAATTGATAAAATGAACCAGGTTGCAATGATTAGATCAGAAGATCTAATAAAAGCCAGCCGTTCAGGTGCACAAATAGAGCAGTATGATAGTAAATTAGAAGCATTTATCCGTAAAAAAGCAACCAGCATGGAGAATGCAGAATATAACTTATGGAATATATGGTTTGCCTGGATGGGACAGGATATGCCAGAAGACTTTGCAATAAGTTACAACAGATTATACAATCAGAAAGGATTGGAAACAGAAATTAAAGAAATAGATACATTGTTAAATGTATATGAAAGATACTCACAAGTATTTACAGAACAAGAATTTACAGCCATGTCCTACCCTACAGAAGCAGAAGCACAAGCAGAAGCAGAAAGATTAGGCGGTTCAGGCACACATAGCCATGAACAAGAGGACGGTTCAGTAATTTACATGCCATTCACTACACATGAAGAGTATGAGTTAAGAATGGAAATGCAAACAGGTGTTGATATGACAGAAACACCACAATTTAAAACAGAATTACAAGATAAGTTGAAAGCCAGGTTAAAACAACTGGTAGATTCAACTTATACTAATAATAGCCTGTAAAAAGGCAAGGTAGGGAGTAGCATTACACCCGTAAACGAAAATACGTTTACTTCTACGATAAAAGGAGATAATGATGGAAGCATCAAATGACACGGCAGTTCAGCCCGAAATAGTTGAACCAGTAACAGATTCTGCAAATCCTGTCGCTACTGAGCAATCAGTTGCAACTGAGACTAAATCTGATAATAACACAACACCTAGTGTTGAGGTCAAGGACGGTAAAACATTTGTTAATGGAGTCAGAGTATATACTCGAGACGATACTAACAAGATTGCCGCTAATGCTAAAAACGAGGTTCAAAAGAATATTCTTAATGAGCTTAATGTAGACAGCATAGACCAAGTGAAACAAGTTGTTTCTACCCTTCAAGAGGTTAATCCTAATGAAGGTAGTAGCCTAAACGTTGACTCATTGAGAGATGCAGTTAAAAAACGTGAAGCAACAGTAGAGGAACTTAAATCGCAAGTAAACAGTCTAAAGACTGACTTGATGTTGAAAGACCATATGGGTCAATTGCAAAGTGCTATGCCAGGTAACTGGTCAGCACAACAGAAAGAGTCTGTAATCAAATTAATGAAAGCAGATGGTATGTTAGCAGTTGAAGGTGATACATTTGCTATAAGAAACGGAAACGACTTCTTAACAACAGATGGAGAAACACCAGATTATGCTAAAGCAATTGAACTTGTAGGTAAGGATAAATTAGGTTTATCTTTTGGTAAAAAAGGTGTTGACGTACAGTACGGTGAAACCGGCGTAAGTGAAGCAGGACAAGGTCCTAAAGCATATAACGTTGATAAAGTAACAACCGATACTGAATACAGATCGGCGTATATGAGAATACGTCAAAATCAGCCTGGTCTGAACAAATCTAAAATAACCGACGCAATGGTTAAAAAGGAAATGCAAAGATAAGGCAGGATATAACCGAATTAGATTAATCTAATTCATACATAAAATAGAAAAATAGTTAATTATAATTAACTATCTACAGGAGAAATATTATGGCCTATTCAACAGGTTCAGATACAATTGCTCAAATGTATGCAGATATTGTCCAAGACTTAGTACCTTACTATCTTGACAAAACGTTACTACAGAACTCTGCTATCATCAGAATGCAATTAAACGTAGAAGGACAAGGCGGTGGACAAATTAGAATTCCAGTTGCTACAGTCCCAACAGCGGCGGCTACTATTGCGGAAGGGGATTCAATCCTTGCCGGTTCAAATGGTAACTTAACGCCAGTAGCGGCAAATGTCGTATTTGCTAAAAGAGGAGCGGCTTCAGACGTAACTCAAGAAGCAGTAGAAGATGGATTATTTGATAACGTAGTTGGTGCTACACTAGACAGATTGTCAGGTGTTTTAGCAACAGGTACAGACTCAGCAGGTACAGCCTTAATGAAAACATCTTTCACAAATAACGATGGTGTAACAGGTGCTAACGTTAAGTTCACACAATCATTTATTATGTCACCAGACGCTATGGCATTTGGTACAGCCAGAACTCCAACAGTCAACACATGGTTCAACCCTAACCTTGACCTACATGAGTTCAGAGCAACAACAAGAAATGGTTTCACAGTACTAGACAGCAGATTTGGTAGAACAATTGTATCTAAGAAATTAGGTGAGACAACAGCTCAACCAGAAGCAAACGTAGAAGCGATTGCAACATCAGTTGCTAACTTAAGAGCCGTAAATGCACCAGTAGGCGCAGATGGAAATTACGTTGGTGTTATTGATGCAGGACTAGAACTTGCAATTAATAAACAAATCGCAGGTGTAGGTGGATCTACAGTTGGAGCACTAAGTGATATTGGTAACAACGCATTGAGAAATGCTTTTGCATCAGTATTAGCAGGATGTACTCTATATAGAAGTAATCTATTACCAGACGCATCTTAATTTGAGGAGATGATTTAATGGCATTTATAACAGACGGCGGTGGTACAGTAATTTCTTTTGCAGAATACACTGATGTAGTACAAAAAGACCAACGTATATTCGAGAGTAATAACCTTAAGATACCAGAGGAATCAGGTTTCGTAAGTGTACAAGACTATGTAGAAAATATGTTGCAAAAAAGTACTGATCGTATACTGTTAAAAATGAAAACATCAGCATGGTGGAGTACTTATAACAATTATGTAGGCAGTTCCTTTGAATTTAACAACTTACCCAGTGTAAACCCAAATCGTATAGATCCAAGTAACACACTAGGTAGACAGCAACAATTCACAGATATGACTGTTTACTATTGTATTAAGGAATACATCGCGCCTTTGTTTGCCGAATTTGGTAACGACGAGTCCCCAGAAGTAGCAAAAATACAATACTATGACGCTAAATTTAATGACATCTTTCAGGAGTTATTAAGTGTTGCAGATTGGTATGATGCTGACGGAGACGGTACAGTTGAAACCAATGAGAAATTAACAACATTTGCCAGAACAAGACGATCAAGGTCTAAAAACACTATTGTGGTGGTAAGATAATGAGTAAAAGATCAGATTTAATAACTCAGATCACAACTAACTTATCTGCACACAGCAATTCTGTTTCAATAAGTCAGGAGTTACCATTCGATTCGGGTGGTAACCCTCTTTATGAGAAAAACCCTAACGTCATATATGTAGATGAGCAACAATTAGCAGTAGAACAGTTGTACAGAACCCTGGATCAGGGCGATGTTAACCAGACTACTACAACTATTAATGCTTATTTTACAACAGATGCCAAAAATCAGCTCAGTGATATTAATACCGTTGTTTCAAATCTGTTAATTGCCAGGAATGCAATTACATCAGTTACAGATAGTAACAGTGATTACGAGACTGAAATAACAGATGACAAAATAACTTATACGTTCGCGTATAACTTCATAACCATATAGGAGAAATAACATGGCAGGAGTAATTAATGTAACTAGCGGTTCACAAGCGATCCTCACATTAGGTAACAGTATAACACTAGCGGCTCCAGGAGCAACTAACGGATTTGTCGTACCCTTGGTACAAGACATTTCGGTTTCAACCGCTCCAGGAACTGTAAGATATTCAACTTTAGACAGCACATCAAGTAGTGCTTTCACAACAGTTGTAGAGAATGAAATATCATTTAACATGTTGTTAGATGACGATGCATTCTTTGGTCTTACTAATGCCCATAATACAGTAGCAGATGCTGGATTATGGACTACGTCAAATAGCAAAACAGAAGTATTCTTCAGTGTTGCATTTGAAGGCGCAGACTCTAGTGATTATTACTTACACGGTAAAGGCTTCATTGGCGGATTGGCACCTAGTGCTAGTATCGACCAAGCAGTCTGGATCTCACCGGGATCAATTATCGTTAATGGTGATTTAACCAAAGCAACCGTTTAGTAATTAAACATAGTACACCCTCAGCAATGGGGGTGTTCTTTTAAAGGAATTATTATGGAAGAACAAGTACATAAAATAGCAAACAGATGTATAGTTGATGGTAAATGGACCATGGACACATACGATGTTGTTATAGATGGAGAGACACATGATTTTAGAGATCTTGCAAAACAGCATGGTATTAAAATGGGCTCAAAATCTAAAAAAACAATAAATACAGATATAGAGGAAGAAAGTTATGGAGATATGGGACAAGCACCAGACTCAGGAAGTGCTGAAGAGCATGGAAACGGAGATAGCGAAGGCTCAGAATGAACTTAGATGTGCAGGCGGTGATATAACCAAAGCACACAAACGTATTGCATTTTGTTTAAGTGCATTACACAATTTGAAAAAAAGAGATATAAAGGAATAAAGATATGAAATTAAGCGAATTAGCAAAACAACCACAATTACAAAAAATTGTCATAACTGACAAACCCATAGTAGAAAAATATGGTGAAGAGTTAGAATTTTTTATTTATGACAGACAACCATTAGATATATTCACTAAATTAGCGGCCGCTAGTACAGAAAATACTGGCAGTTATATTGATTTATTGGCAGATATAATTATGGACGAAGAAGGTAATAAAATTATAAGTGATAATCACGTGTTACCCATGGATGTGTTAACAGAAGCACTTAAATTAATTGGCGAACATCTGGGAAAGTAACATCGCATTACATTTCCGTAGAAGGAGATCCAAGTACTAATGCATTACTCTTAATAGATAGTGTATGTAGAAGATATGGTGTTTTACCTAGCAAGTTGTTGTTAGAAGCAGATTCTTTTGATGTAATGGTATTTGATGTAGCATTAAAATGGGAAAGAATGCAACAAAGCCAACAAGATGGTAAGGTAGATACATCAATGTATAGCCAAGAAGAATTACAGAGCATTATGAAAAAGGTTAAAGGAAAATGAAAGTTAAAATAAACACTAAAGGATTTTTTAATTTAAAAGATAAGTTAGAAGATTTACCTGATGAAAGTATGAAAGATGCTTATAAAACATATTTGGAAAATACTCCTGTACGATCTGGTAATGCTAGAAATAAAACAAAATTAGATACAAGGAATAATACAATTAACAGTAATTATGATTATGCAAGTGCGTTGAACTCAGGCAGAAGTAAACAATCTCCTAAAGGCTTTACAAATCCTGCAATAAAAAAATTACAACAAGTTATTTCTCAAAAAATAGGTAAATTATAATGGCTAAAGAAAGTATAAAAGTAGCATTACAACTAAATAATGGTCAATTTGATAAAGCACTAAGTTCAAGCACACGAAATGTGCAAGATTTTGAACAATCAGGCATAACATCATTTACTAAGGTTGCCGCGGCAATAGGTACAGTTGTAGCCGCCGCAAAATCATTGCAAAGTATTGTAGAAGTAGGTGCTTCATTTGAAGACTTACAAAATTCTTTAAATGTTGTATTTGGTAGTATCCAAGAAGGTGCAGTAGCATTTGAAAGAATAAAAGATTTTGCAAAAACCACACAATTCAGTGTACAAGATTTAACAAAAGGTTTTATACAGTTAAAAGGTTCTGGTGTTGAACCTACAAATGACTTAATGAGCACATTTGCCAATACGGCAAGTATTACTACAGACCAATTAGGTACTTTCCAAGCAATGCTGGATTTAGTTAGCAGAACTACAGCAGGTGGTCTTAATTTACAAGACTTAAACAGATTAGGAGACAGAGGTGTTCCTGTATTTGATATTCTAGAAAAAAAATTAGGTAAGACAAGAAAAGAATTGACTAAAATGGGTCAATCAGCGGATGGTGCCAAACAAATAATAGATGCTTTAACAGAAGGATTAAATGAAAGATTTGGTACAGCATTAGATTCTGGTGCTAATAATATTAGCAGGTTAACTAATAACCTAGGTGATGGCTTTGATGAATTAAAAGATTCTTTGTTTAAATTATTTGACGATGAATTAAAAACAGCAATTAAAGGATTTACTACTGTAATTGAAAATTTAACAACAGCAATTAGCAATCTAGATAAAGAAGGTAGAAATCTTATAGAAGGTCTAGCAATATTGGGTGGTATAGCAGTAGCAATATTTAATCCGTTTAATAAATTAAGATTAGCATTTGGTGGACTTAAAAAAGGCGCGGCCACAATAGGCACGCCAATAAGAACAGCCGCTACAGAAATGGTTAAACAAAAAAATTCTGCGGCCAGACTTAAAACAGCAATTCTAAGTCTAGGAGCAGGTTTACTTACTTATTTTGGTATACAAAAAGCAATAGAACCTGTTATAGAAAAACAAAATGAAGAGTTAAAGAAAAATGCAGACAATTTAGAAGTAGTTACAGAAAGAGTTAAAGAATTTGTTGTTGCAACTACTGAAACACATCCAGAATTAGATTTAACTTTAACTAAATTAGAATTTTTAAGGAAAAAATTAGCAGGAGTAAGCCGTACAGATTTTGGAACTAAATTTAAAGAACAAATATTATTAGCAACAAAAAGTACTGGAAATTTTGAAGACTTTTTAACGTTCTTAAGAGAATTTTTCGCAGGTAAGGAAACAATAGGGGATATAGAAGAATTTGTAGAGTTATTTGACAGATTAAAAAATGCATTTGGTGTTACTCCTTTTGATGATTTTATACAAAGTCTAGAAGGTTTATCTTTAAGTACAGATGAGTATAATATAAAATTAAAAGAATTAAATGCATTAATACTAAAATATCCAGAATTAGCAAAAGAAGCCGCTGAAGCACAAAAAGTATTAGACCAAGCCTTAAGTCAAAATGAAGGATTAAATAACTTTTTAGAAACATTAGGTTCAGCACAAAAAGCCTTGAGTGAAGATTTAGCAACAGCATTCCTTGAAGGACAAAAAGCCGGAGACGTATTTAAAAATTTCTTTAAAACATTAGTAACACAAATAATAGCAGACGTCATAAGATTAAGTATTATACAACCTATTCTAGGTGCATTACTATCACCATTCGGATTTGGATTTGGATCAGGCGGTAATATAGTTAAATTAGCAACAGGTGGTCCAGTTATGGCAAACCAACCTTATATAGTTGGCGAAAGAGGTCCAGAATTATTTAGACCTACAGGTGCTGGTCAAATTATACCTAATCATCACCTAGGTGGCGGTGGTGGGGGACAAGTTACATACAACATCAATGCTGTAGATGCCGCATCATTTAAAACACTGGTTGCCAGAGACCCAGAATTTATTTACAATGTCACCAGAGCAGGTGCCAGAAGGGTGCCAGGATAATGAGTAATTATCAATACGTTATAGACAATGCGACGTCCCTGCAGTTAACATATCAGGATATAACAAACAGTAGTATATCCAGAAGTTCAGAAATAACTACAGGCGTAGTGTTTGGTATTAGGCCATATTCATTAACTGTGACGTTACCTCCTGTGTTAGATGCTACAGATCCTGATGTTAGAGGCTTACTTGCGTATATAGATAAAAATGCAAAGGTCACATCAGAAATTATTAATATTGGTAGTACAAATACAGGATTAGATTATATACTAAAATACAGAGGTAACGCAACTACTACAGCAATTAATAATTTAGATTTAAGTACATATGGCAGACCAGGACAAGCAAATACTAGCAATCAATCGCCTCCTGTACAATTAACACCCAGTACTAAAGTGTTAACATTAAGTACAAATCAAAACAATATACAAGCAGATGCCCTATATTTTAAGAAAGGTGATTATATACAATTAAATGACACAGATAATGAAAATTTAATGGTGATAGCAGAAGACAGATCAGCAAGTGATTTTTATGGAGGTATAGGAACAAAATATTTAGACATTCCTTTAGAACGTGTATACACAACCAAGTCAGGAGGTTATGCATCGCTAAGTTCACCTAATGTGTTAACAGGTACAGATGTAAGAATGACATTTACACTAATAAACCAGCCTAGGTATACCCTAGTGCCAGGAGGTCCAGGTAATGTTACAGTACAATTTCAGGATGCTTTTGAATTCGCGGAGGTATTATACACATGAGCGTAGCAAGTGCATTCGGTAACGTAATGTTGCCAGAAACATATCTTAAGATAGTGTTAAACAAGCCTGTAAATAGAAGCACAGGATTAAGTGGTCAATATGCCGCAGAGCATTATTCAGCAAATGTTATATATCAATTCGAAGTAGGTATAAGTCCAGGTTACTCTTATAGCGAAAACAGAAACGATATTTTAGATATAGAACAGGGTATGAAAGATCATACACAATTTCAATATACATTAAATTTATCAGGATTTACAGCATATCAGGGAGATGTAACTGATTTAGCAAATGTAACTCATACTAGCTCAGTCCATGGAGAATCTACTGTATATGTAAATACTACAGCAGTTACAGGAAGTCCATCAGGTAATTTAGTTAGAGCAGGCGATTGGGTAAGAGTTGGAAATAAATTTGCACAAGCGTCTGAAGATGTTACATATAGTTCAAGCAGTAATATAGCAATACCATTATCAAGACCTAATATAGATACAGGTTCTGTATCCTTAGTAGCAAATGCTCCGTTTTTTAATGTAAAATTTGCAGAGTATAATCCATACACTATACAGCCTTATGACAGGTTACAATACAAAAACCCTAGTGTAAAATTAATTGAGGTAATATAATGAGCACAAGTATACCAGAAGTAGCAAATCCTAGTGTTAATCACGCATTACTAGTAGACTTAACTTTGGGTGGGACAACATACAAATTAACTAATGGCTATAAAATGCCTGTAGCAACAGCCACAGATCCAGCATTTGGATATCAAGCACTAGGCGGATTTTTACAATGTGGAACTATTACAGAAAACATTAAAGCAACTACAGGAGATTTACAATTATCTTTAAGTGGTGTGCCTGTAGATAGTAATAATTATTTAACTACAGTATTAGGCACAACAGTAAAAGGTGGTAATGTAGTAGTACAAAGGGCTTTCTTCGATACTGATACTGGTGAGACAACTAATGTATATCAACGTTTTAAAGGTATAATTACAGGTTTCTCTGTAGTAGAAGAATTAGATGTACTGGATGGAGAAAATACAGCAACAGTAAGTATTACAGCGGCAAGTACACTAAGTATTTTAGAAAACCAAATTACAGGACAAAGAACAAATGAAGTAGACAGAAAACGTTACTTCCCCACAGATACAATTATGGACAGAGTAAAAGATTTACATAATGTACAATTTGACTTTGGTAGAGAGTTCAGTTCCTCCGGAGGCGGTGGCGGAGGCGGTGGCCGTGGCGGAGGCGGTGGCCGTAGAAGGAATATACAAAGATAATGATAAGACGAGCAGGAATAGGAGATTATGAAGTCATTATGGAAATGATGATTAATTTTGCCAATGCGGCTCCTTTCAGTGCATTTCATAATCCTCAATATAATGTAAATTATATAACTAATTTAATTACAGGATTTATGAAAAAAGGTGTCATACTTATAGCAGAAAAAGACGATAAACCTTTAGGTATGTTAGTTGCAGGTATAAGTCCAGATCCCTGGCTACCTCATGTACAAATATTAAGAGAATATGCATGGTGGGTAGAACCAGAAGCAAGAAACACAACACTAGGTTACAAATTACTAGTAGAATATGTAAAATTTGGTAAAAAATTAAAAGAAAAAGGCATAATAGAAGCATTTACACTAACAAACATGGTAGAGTCACCAGATTTTGACTTACAAAAACGTGGTTGGAGAGAAGTAGAAACAAATTATGTATATGAGGGATAGTATATGGCAATTTTTACAGCAATAGCGGCCGCAATAACAGGTGCAATTACAGGAGCCGGATTCGCGGCAGCCTTTGCCGCGGCAGGAACATTAACTGGTTTAGGTATTGCTACCTCTTTACTAGCAGGTGGTATTGCTATAGCAACAGCAAAAGCATTAGGACCAGGCGTACCCAGTATACAATCAGCAAAAGACCCTGGTGTTAAAATACAATTAGATCCCAGTACAGATAATAAGTTACCAGTATATTATGGCGAATCGTTTTTAGGCGGAATAGCCATAGATGCCATGATTAAAAATCAAAATAACACAATGGTGTATGCCTTTGCTATTGGTGAACAAACAGACTCAGGTACTGTAACTATAAGCGACGTTTATAGGGGAGACAGTAAATTAAATTTTGGAACAGGTGCATTAGCACACCAAGTAGTTAGTCTTACAGATCCTAATGGTACAGCAGTAACAAATGTAAATGGTAAAATACGTTGTAGAGTATACTCAGGTAACACTCATGCAAATGCACAAATATTTCCAGCACCAGGAGGCAGTACAACAGCCGTAGCGGCAAATACAATGTTTACTAACTGGGCAGGAGATCCTAATAAATTAGGTAGTAATGCTATAATCAGTATTGTGGAAGTAGATTACGATGCAGGTAATGGATTGCAAGGATTAGGCACAATAAGTTATGATTTTAAAAACAGTCTGGATAATCCTGCAAATGTTTTATTAGATTATCTTAAGAATGACCGTTATGGATGTGGTTTAACAGATGATGATTTAGATTTACCATCGTTTACAGACATGTATGATTATGCAATAGAAGATGTTGCATATGTCACTAGTTCAGGTACTACTACATCACATCATAGATGGAAAATTAATGGTGGTTTAAGTACATTCCAACCTAATTTAACTAACATAGATCAGATATGTCAAAATAGTGCAACATTCTTTACATATAATCCCAAAGCAGGAAAGTATGCAGTAGTACCAAACAGACTTGTTACCACAGCAGAATTTGCCAATGCTTTTGTATTTAATGATGATAATATAGTAAGCAGTATAACAGTAGCAGATCCTGAATTATTTACAACGTATAACCAAGCAGATATAGAATATAGTAATGGTGAAGCAAAAGACCAAACAGATAATGTATTTTTAGAAGTACCTACATTACCTAGCGGTAGTTCACAAGGGTTTCCAGGATACAGCAGACTTCATAATGAGCCAACAAATACTTTAAGTACAAGATTGTTTTTAACTAATGACAAGGCTCGTGCTACAAATTTAGGTAACATAGATTTACTACAAGGCAGAGTGGGTAGAACATTAGAATTTGAGGCTAATCATACAGCACTCACAGTGGATGTGGGAGATATAGTTAAAGTTACAAATGCCAGATACGGATTCAGTAATCAGGCATACAGAGTTATGCGTGTAACAGAAATGGATAATGGTGACGGTATTATTACAGCAAAAGTAGTGCTAATGTTTCATGATAGTGGTATATATAATCACACAACAGCTCAAAATGAAGGAGAAATGGGTAACAGCGGTATTCCAAGTATACCAGTAGTAGCATTGCCTGTTCCTGGTGTATATACAGGAGAATATGCTAATTTAAATCTTAATAATCAGTTATATGGTGGAATTGTAGTTAATGATGCTATGAAAACGTTTGGTGCAGGAACGCAGTTAGCAGATAATCCAAATAACACAATTTCTTTAACAAATAACGGTACATTCCAAAATTTACATACACCTCAACTATATGACACAACAGGAGTCAATTTGGGAGATTATGAATTAACAAGTATAGGCCAATTAACAGGTACTCTAACAACTGACGTTAGTTATAACTATGGTATGAAAACAGTAGCAAATGTTACTTGGGCAAATGCAACAGCAACGCATGTACAATCAGTAGATACCAGTATGCAATTTAATGGACTTATAAATACAGTACCACCAGCAGTATCTTTAGCAAAAAAATTGCCTTTAACTATTGCAGGTTCGGGTGGAGCGGCATCAGATATGTTGCCATCTAACATTACTTTAGTACAACAGGGTTTAACTAATAGTGGTGTTACAGGTCCTGGATTTGCAAATATGGGATATCAATTGTTAAGAGTTACTAAGGGAGAGTTATAATGTATAGAACATTATATAGCAAAACAACTGGCCAAATAGAAATATCTAGAACAATGTCTGCAGATATATTAGCACAAATGTTGGCTAGTAATACGGATTTAGCATATCTGGATGTTTTTACAGACGATATACAAAATAAAATAGTTAATTTAGATACATTAGCAATAGAAGATAATGTACCTGTTTTTGACTTTGATAGATATTTAAGAACATATAGAAATAATGCCTTAATGGCTAGTGATTGGACACAAGGCGTAGATAGTCCATTGTCTGACAGCAAAAAAACAGAATGGCAAACATACAGACAAGCACTAAGAGACTTGCCTAGTACACATGCCACGTTAACAGATATAAATGACTTAGTAATGCCAAATAAACCGGAGTAAGATATGCCAAGTAAAAGAGTAGGTTTTTTTAGAACAGATGAAGGCAATGTAGAGGCATTATTTGATGAACCTGTATACGCAATAAATGAAGTAATATCTGATACAAACAACTCTACGGTTACATTTAACGTAACAACTAATATTACACAGGCATCTGGCAGAACAGTTATGCCTACTGTTATATGGAATATAACAGGAACAGCATCTGCAAGTGATTTTATAGATGCTGAGGGAATGACAAATACTTTAATATTGCCTACAAGTGGTAATTTAAGTATAACAAAAAATTTAGATATAAATTCAGACAGTAATGTAAATTTTACATTTAACTTGTATACTAGTGATGTCAATACTACGCCAGTAGTAACTAGCAATGTGATAAATGCTAGTGCATTAGCACCTATAACAGCAACAGGTGGTACTATAAATGTGACAACTAACACATTCCATAAATATCACACATTTACATCTAATGGTACTTTCGATATTACGTCAGTAGGCGATGCGTCAATAGATTCCAATATGGGTAATGTAGACGTACTAGTAGTAGGTGGTGGCGGAGCAGGTGGATTTTCCAATCAATCAATATGGGGAGAAGAACGTGAGAATTGGAGCAACGATGAGATATTAACAGCACGTGGAGATTATTATCCAGAACCAGCAAATGCTTCATACGGCAGTGGAGGCGGTGGCGCAGGTGCAGTAAATGTGTTAACAGATGTTGCAGTTGGTGTAGGTTCAAATGCTGTAGTTATAGGCGCAGGTGGTACATGTACTTTAGCAAATGCAACCAGAGACGGTAGTAATACTACATTTATGGGAAATACAGCACCAGGTGGTGGTGGAGGCGGTAATGGATTCCTGGGTTGGCCAGGAGGTGCACCATTATCTGCAGTCTCATATCATAATTCACAAATACCTGGATTCGATGCAAACATAATGTTATCTGTGAAAGATTATAATGTAGCACCTTATAGTAATGTAAATTTATATACTAATAATGGTAGGGATGGCACAGGCCCTGGAGCCGGAGGCGGTGGTGTTGGATTAAGCACAAAAGATACAGATGAAGGATTTACAACTAGTATACCACCCCCATTTCCTAGAACAGGAGACGGCATAGCAGGTGTACCAGGTACAGGCACAGGCGCAGGTAATGGAGGATTTGGATTATTAAATGATAACAATGACAATGATTGGCATGCCATCCAGGCCGGAGGTGGCGGAGGCGGATCTGTTGGCAACGGACAGGCTGGCCATTTTAATGGCACAAGATATGACAGAGGTAATGGCGGATTAGGTACTAATGCTTCAGTTACCGGTAATGTAGTATTATATGGCGCAGGAGGACAAGGTGGATATGGTCCTCTAGTGCAAAATTCTAACCCAAGTGCTAACACAATATTTATGGTAAGTGGTGTATTCGGAAATGAAAGCCATGATGGCTTATATGATAACACCAGTGGTGCTAACGTAGAAGTTGCAGGTGCGCCTAATTCAGGCCATGGTGGAGGTGCTGGTGCTAATGGTGGTAGCGGATTTGTAGCAGTAAAATACATTGCTAAACGTAGATATCTAAATATAACCTAAAATCTGTAAAAAGGATAAATAGTACTACAAATTAAGGTTATATGCGATCACGCATATAGCAAGTTCCAATAGGAGACGAGCATCATGAGTGGAAGACTTTTATCATTTTCAAATTACGTAGGCGGAGCCGATAACGTACAAGTTATCGAACTTTTTCCTTCAACGCAACAAACGTTTACATACAATTATAACACTAGTATAGTAGGATATACTTTTGAAGCAGACAAGCAAACAATAATTGTAGATCAAATGACATATAATACAACAGATGGACAACCTAATTTTACAACAAGTTCTGTAACAGGCAGTTATGCTAATTCAGAGATAGGTGCCTCAAATATAGTTGTACAAAATGCCGCAACAGGTACTGTTAACTTTACAATACCTAGTCAACGTTATACAGGTAATATTATACCAGATGCTCGAACAAATGTCCCAATAACAGTAGTCTCATTTAAATGGACTAACACAAATGTTACACCTCCCACAACAGAATCACACAGATGGGCAGTAATTGAACGTTATGAACCAGATGTAACTATTGGAGACCCAACTTTAGGTGCAGGATATACCGTAATACCAACTTCATAGGAGACTAAAATGGCATTAAGCAATATAACAGTCACCACTTCAGAAGCAAATGTATCGGTAGACTTACAAAATACAACAGTATCAGTTACTAGTGTTCCTAGTAATATTATAGTAGGATCTGCATCTTTTGTAAGTGATTCTGCTATTAGGGAAGCAATTAGTAATGTTAGCCCGATTTTATACGATAATTCCACAGGCGTAATATCTTTTGATGGCGTCGCGGCTTTTGGTGCTAGGACAACAGATGATTTAGCACAAGGCAGTACAAATTTATACTTTAAACAAAGTGCAAATAACACAACGTCAGGCACTATCACAGCAGGTGCTTTTGTAGGAGACGGTTCTGGGCTAACTAATATAGATGAATTAACAAATGCACAAGTTCTTGCTCATATAGCCTTAAATCCACTTACAGTAGGCGGTAATTTAACAGTAAATGGTAATTTAAATTACGAAAATGTAGCAGATTTATATGTTACAGACCAAAAGATTACACTTAATGCAAATGCAACTACAGATGCAGATGTAGAAATTATATCTAATAGACCTCAATCAACTAGTACAAAAATTAAATGGAATGAAACCACAGATAAATGGACATTTACTAATGATGGAAGTACATTTTATGAATTAATTGAAAAAAATACATCCGATTTAGTACATATTGCAGGAACACAAACAATCACCGGTGATAAATCACATACTGGTAAATTAACTGTAAAGAATTTTGTAGAAACACTATCTGATCAGGGAAATGTAGCAAGTGGTACAGTAACATTTGACATAAACAATGGTACCATGCAAGAATTTAACTTGGTATCTAATGTATCAACGTTAGCAATGAATAATTTTGTAGCAGGTAACTCTGGTACAATGATTTTAAAACAAGATGCAGTAGGACACAGAATATTCACTAGTGATTTCTCTCCAACATGGAAATGGGTAAATAACGATTCTACATTAAGTACAAACCCAAATGCAGAAGATGTAATTACATTCTTTTATGACGGCACTAATTTTTATGGTAGTATCAATACCATGGACGAGGAAGGAGAAATACAAAATAGCTCATTAGCAAACAGTAATGTTGTAGTTAATGGTGTTACTATTGATCTAGGAGGATCTGGTACTATAGTAGCAAATGCTAATTTGTCATCAATAAGTGTTAATACAGCATCGCCTTCAGGAAATGGTGCTTTAGCATTTGATAGTGCAACTAACGTATTTTCTTTTACACCAGCAGACACTAGTCTAGCAACTAAATCTACAAGCAATTTAGCAGAAGGCACAAATTTATACTATACTGATGCCAGAAGCAGAGCGGCAGTAAGTGTATCACAGGCAAGTGCTAGTGGCTCAGGTACTTTAGCATATGACAACAGCACAGGTGTAATTACATATACACCTCCTGCATTATCTGGTTTTATAGATCTTACAGATTTAAGTGTATCGACAACAACTGCCAGTAGTGGTGGTTCATTAGCATATGATGACAGCACAGGTGTATTTACATTTGCACCAGCAGTACCAGGTATTGGATTAGCAAATTTAAGTGTATCAACAACAAGTGCAAGTAGTGGTGGATCTTTAGCATACGATAATAGTACAGGTGCATTTACATTTGCACCAGCAGTACCAGGTATACAATTAACAGAATTAAGTGTAACTCAAGCAAGTGCTAGTGGTTCAGGCACATTAGCATACGATAATAGTTCTGGTGTATTTACATATACCCCACCAGATTTATCAACGTTTGGTTTAACAAACGCACAGGCACAAGCCTTTATACAAAGTAATGGCTTGGCTATGACTAGCAACCTTACTAGTAACAGTCTTATAAGCACTACTGGTAATGTGCAAATAAATTCAGGAACTGCCGTAGATGGTATAACAGGATTTACATTTGATGCCACTACTAATGGTATTGGATTAGGAACAGTAACTCCTACAGCACAAATACATGTAGTTAGAGATACAACAAGTGCATCAACACCACCAGACATTTTATTAGGTGAATTTTCAGACAGTAGCACAAACGGTAACATGCTACGATTTAAACGTAGTAACGGTTCTACAGCATCGCCTACAGTTATAGGAAACAACGATTTAGTAAGTATTACTAACTATGAAGCACATGATGGTACAGCATATATTGACCAATTTGCAGAATTTGTATATCATGACAACAGTATTCAATCAGCATCAACAGGCAATGTTGCACTAAGTAAAGAATTTGTAACCAGATTAGATAACGATGAATTCTTAAATCCTGTCATGACTTTAATGGGTAATGGTACTATAAGATTTAACAAATCATCACAAAAGAACTTTGGTTCAGGTAGTGCACCTTTTGGTACAGCAAATTTAGATATAAACGGTAATTTTGTAACAGCAGGTACTATTACAGCAACTGGTAACATCACAGGTACCAGTAACATAGCAGGCGGAAATATAAGTGCTACAACAAATGTAGGAGCCGCAATTGTTTCAGCATCTAGTAGAGCAGAAGCACCTAAATTATATGGTGGTAATATCACTGTAGATTTAAGTCTAATTTTAGGTTCCACACAAAGTGGTGGCGGACAAAGTTATATACAATTTAGTAGTGCTAATGATCCTGATGTGCCAGACGGAACAAAATTGTTTATACAGGATTCTAGTGCAACTAATCCATTTGCTAATGGTTCTATAACATCAGATAATGTATTCTTTACAAGGAAATTCAGTGGTGGTGGCGGATATTATCTGCTATACACAGACGAAGCATGTCAAAATTTAGTATCTGCCAGTACAGTAGATATAAATCCAACAACAGCAAATGTAACATATGCCATGTTACAGGCCAGAGATGCTATAACATTAGGGCCGGATAGTGCGGCAAGAAGTTCAAATGTATATTTACAAAAAGCCAGAATAAGGTATGATGTAGATATTGGTGAAGTTAATTTAAGAAATAGTAAAGTAGATATAAGTGGTGATACCACAATGACTAACTATAGTGGTAATGCGGCACTTACACTGGTAAACAACAGAAACGACTCTGTTATACCTACACAATTGGTAATGAAGCAAAACAAAAATGCTGGTTTTACCGCAGGTGTGGCAGGTGATCAGTTAAGTGTGTTAAACACACAGGGTATGACCACAAATACAGGTTCTGGACTAAAAACATACGCAAATGTTTTAGCAAAAATTACAGATCCTACAGATGGTGCAGAAGACGGTGAGATAGACTTTAGATTAATTAAAGCAGGTACTGAAACAAGTACAATGTTGCTAAAATCTACTGAAATGGACTTAAATGTACCACTAACTAGTAACAGTAATATAACAACTAGCGGTTCATTCGTTGGAGATGCTAGTGGTTTAACTAATGTACCAGGCGGTACATCTTTTGGTACTATTACAGTATCAGGTCAAACAAACATACAAGCCAGCCAATCAAATGCTATATTTGACATAGCAAGTACAGGAGATATTACACTATCAACATCAGGCAATACACTGACTATTGGTGGTTCAGGTGCAGGTTATGGTAATGCAGAAGTAACAACTTATTTGGCTTCAGGTACAAGTACTGGTAATATTGCTTACACAGGTAATTTAAATATAGAATCTGGCAATTCATCCTTAACTATAGACAATTACTTTGGTAATGTTAACACAGGCAGTATAGATCAAATATTATTTAATAGTGATCCAGGCTTGTTTAATGGACAACCTATAACATTTAGCGGTACTATAAACAGTGATTTAGTATTCCTAAACGGTAACACATATTTTGTACAAGGTGCAGGTGGAGGATTTTACAGATTATATACAGATGCTGGCACACTAACTGGTCTCACTAGTGGATTAGGACAAGAAGATCCACAAAGTCTGGTAGGAGCAGTCAGAAATCCAACAAATTGTGAAGCACTAGTACAAGGTAACGTAAAAGTAGGTCAGGGTGGTACTTTACACGCAGATGCATTTAAACCTACTACATCAGGAGGCACAATATCCTTCTCAGGTGTAAGAATGTCAGATGTTGGACTAGGCAGTGGTGGTGCTAACTTCTTCTTCCCAGAAACAGGCGGAAATACAGAAGGTGCACTACTTACAGCACATAGTGATAACGTTGGTACTTGGGAAAACACTATTGACATAGAATATGACGATGTGTCAGGTCCAGAAGCACTAAAATATACAAATTACAGAAATACTTCAGTTGCTATTGAAACAATGTTCAAAAGGGCAAGAGGTACCAAGGCATCTCCAGCCGCATTAGATGGAACATCTAGTGGTGGTGGAGGAGATCGTGTTTGGGAACAAGAGTACTATGGACATGATGGTACTGATTTCCAAGTCACAATGGGAGAACATGTCTACGTAGATGAAGCAACAAATAGTGTTGCTACAGGTGTTGTGCCATTAGCAAAAGAGATATATGTAAGATATAACGGTGATACCAGTGTTAGCCCAATACAAAGTATTGTAAAATACAGAGCCAATAAACATATTGAATTTAATGCCCCTACAGGTACTAGAGGATATGGCACACAGGGTAACGCAAACATACAGATGGATGGTAGCATCTATAGTGCTCAAGACATTGACGCACTAAATGTTGCACCCAGACAGTACTTACAGTTAAAAAATTATACAACAACAGAAATAAATGCACTAAGTGGTATGGCCGCAGGATATATGGTGTTTAACACAACATTATCATTAGTATGTGTTTATAACGGGTTAGCATGGCGTAAAATAAACGACGCCGCAATGTAATAAAAGGAGTATACTATGCCAATGGGTAAAGGACAAAGAGGCGGAAAGAAAAAGAAGAAGAAAGGCCAAAGAGGTGGAAAAGGTTCTAAAAGAGGATAAGTGGGCTACTTATTTTGCGAAAATACGCAAAGTATGTCCATGGAGTCTAACCGCTTTTATGAAAGATAAAATATTGTTTGTAGAAACAAATGGCAGTTGTTTAGATACATACGCAAAATTGTTTCCGCATACAGAATATGAGGCTGTTGTTTATAAATGGCCCGATGCCAGTGTAGAATGGTTACAAACCATGTGTGATGGCTTAAATGAAATATACGACACAGAATGGCTATGGAGCCACCCAGATGAAGGTGGAGATAGCACACACATACCAGTATTGATACAACAAGATGCTACACAATTAGCATTACTTAGGGAGAAAATAGGATATGTGGACGAAGATTAAAGAACATATAAAAGCATTTTGCCAAAAATGTAAAGATTTATTAGGAATGTAAAATGGAAGAACAAATTGCAGAATTAAAACAAAAATTATACAGTAATGAAATTACTATAGCAGAATATGATGCTCAATTACATACTATATATGTAAATAATAATGCTTTTGGATCATTATAATGGCCAAACGAATAACAACACAAGAACTCCATAATGAGATTGAGCAGATCAGAAATCATGACCTAAATCATCTACATAAATGTACTCATAATTTATGGGAAGACGTCAAAGACAACAGAAAATATTTTGAAAGCAGATTAGATCGCCTAGACAATCGAATTTGGGGTCTTGTGTTACTTACTATAAGTACATTGGGTGCAACAGTAGCCAGTATGATGATATAATGCCAGTAGCACCAGATTACATAGCCAAAGTAGCCAGAGAGGCACTGGAAATACGTGAAACACTACCTAAAAGTCGTCAGGCAGGCACACTGGTAGGACTTGCAAGAGCAAACCAGTTAGCAAACGGCGAGAACTTATCACAACAAACACTAATCAGAATGCGTAGTTACTTAATACGAGCTAGAGAGAACTACAGACAAGCAAAAAGAGCCGGCTTAGATGCCAGCAACAGCAAAGCCATACAGGCATATATGTTATGGGGCGGTCCTCGTGCCTTAACATGGGTTAACAGCCAAATCACTTAAAAACATACCTTATACCTTATTATTTACCTGTTTTCTATACTTATTTTAGCGAATAAGATAAATAAAAGTGTAGCAACAATTAAGTTACTACACAAAGGAGAACAACATGGCAATAGAATTAGACAACTTAAAAATAGAACAATTAATGGGATCAGATGGAGACATGTGGCACTCAGTAATAGATACAGATACTGACGAAATATTGAAGTCCTTCAAAGAATTAGAATCTGCAATGAATTATGCAGAATTAATTTTAATGGGACAACAAATTAAGAAGGAGGAGGCGTAAGCCTTCTCTATATAGGAGACCAAAATGGCAACAGATAAAGGAAAATGGATAAAAGGATCTGGCAAATATACTGAATACAGGTATAGATCAGAATCAGACAAAAATTATACTACAAGGCAACATAGTAATCTTACACTAGGTGAAAACCCAGACTCATTTTACAGTAAATGGGGCATACATGCAGTAGACTTAGCAAAACAGGAAGGCGTACACCCTGCAACTATACACATGAGAGTACAGAACTATGGCACACCCTTTCAACGCAAAGCAAAGCCTACTTTAGCGGAAAAATTACATCACAAAACAGATTATGAACTGGGTTTAGAGTTAAATCTACATCCACAAAGTGTTAGACGTAAAGTAAACAAGTATAAAGATGCTTATTACGAGAACCCACGTCAACAACACCCACTAAGAGGCAAAGTAATCAGTGCAACAGATGACTGGAGAGCAAATACTAAGCGAACTACGTTTTGGTTACATCCTTTACATGAAAATTATCCACATGAAGCCAGGAAGGGACTATGAGTGTAAGCACACAAGACGTACCTCTAAAAACAGATAAAGGTAAATTTGAACAAATAGCATTTAGACCTAAAACAACATCAGAAGGCAAAGAAACAGGTTATGTGTTCATACAACCAGAAGACCTGGATTATATTATGTACTGGATGCAAAGGTTTCTGATAGAAGGCGCTAGTCGAAGTGTTCAGGAAGATGATACCTGGAAGGTGTTAAATAATTTAAATGGTGAAGGTGTAGGTATATCGTTACCTAAAAGCAGTTATTTTAGCAAAGCAGAAAACAGTATAATAAGTTATGTGGGCGGTATTTTAAGCAATCATTACAGAAGCAATGCTGACTTAAACAAAAACCAACTTAAAAAAATAACAGAAGTATGGAATAAATTAATTGTACCACTGTTTGACAGCGCCTGGACACCAGGTTACAACTATAAAACAAAGGCAGACATACAACCTCCTAAAAGAATATCGTTTAAGGTGCATTAAGATAAATATTATTTGAAGTAGGCGACTATCATATATCTGACGATTGGTCTCCGAAGATGTTACAATTAGCATTTAGCGTCTACTTCAACTTAGGCAACTATATGACAGAATTACAAACATATAAACACGAACGCAGAGTCAAGAACTTCCTGCGAACTAAACAGTTGCCCGTAAAGTATTTAGACTATGACAATGTAGTGATATATACTAAAGCAAAACAAACAGTTAATCTTAATATTATATCTGAAAAAGATAAAAAAATATTAAACAAATTTACTAAAAATTGGGTAATCGCTAAAGGTGATGTAAAACCCAGTTATGTGAAACGTGTGTCAGGTATGATAAAACATTATGCCTACAAGATGCAAAATTTAGCATTGAGAAATGCCAGATTACAAAGGAAGAACAACCTTAAATTGAGTAAGGCCTGAATAAGCCTGTAAATATGCCTGAGGCACATGAAGATGCTAACACCTCAGGACACTGAAGCAATGCTACTACTAGAAGTATTGTGGATATATGTGTGAGAGCGACCAGCCTGTTATAGCCAGGTGAAGATGATAGACAACTCCTAACTTAAATGGTTCCTAGTAGACTCAGCCCGAGGTGCACTTAATTGTGTTATACCGCTATAGGCTATCTTTTTTTTGTTTATAAAAAACAGTTAGCACTCTTTTGATTTCATTTCATTCATCAGCCCCCATGAGGTGTTCGATTTTCGAAGAAGGAATGTCTTATAAGACATGAAGTTAAATCAAGTAACGACATCGGAGTTACTTGTTTATCGAATGTCGTTGTAAATGCGAAGCATTTGCAAGAATATAGTCCGGATACTTACATAATCCACTTAACTGTGGATTTCTTCGTGAGTTGTATTTCGGGTATTGACAATTCCGGGTTTCAGTGTATAATAGTATTATGAGACAAGCAAAACATAAGTGTGATACACATCAGGTAGATATAGATTTAGATACAGTTAATAATGCAGGATTACCTGCCATAGTGTGTGCTGAGTGTATAACTAAAAAAGGTCCTCGTAAAGGTAAACCCAAATTCATATGCTGGATTAACACCAGAGACTATTGTAAAATGCAATATGGAGACAAATGGGAAATAAAATATACCGAAATGATGTCTGAAATGCAACAGCAAAACACAGAACAAGCACAGGATCATTATACAAATGCTGATACCCCAGGCAATTATACAGCCTATACTTAACCACTAAACCAGTCGGAAATACCGCACATACTGTAAATATCAGTATGGAAGTAACACCTGAACAAAGAAGACAATTGCTTACTATGAATCAGACAGCGGATCATATGTTTACCTGGGTATATGATGTATTACAGAGTAAAACAGTCACAGTAAAGCAATACAACCTTTTAATTAAAATAATAGACATGAACCCACAAGAACAAATGGGTTATGTTATACACGAAAATACCCTATATCCAGTACCCAGAAAAGTAAAGAGATACCAGAAAACAGCAACCGGCTGGAAATTTACCAAGAGATACAGTGGCATAACCAAATCACGCAGAAAGGATAAATAGATATACGCAAACAGTAGCGACGATACTGATTATACAGGAGATGCAAATGTCAACTGAAGATAAAGCACCAGAACAGCAAACACCATACAAAGTTAAAAATATAAAATACGGCGATAAAACCGTACGTGGCAGAGTTGTGGGCCGAAACAAAACAGTTATACCAGAACAAGAATTTGAGAAATTAGCAGAACTTCATTGCACATGGCAAGAGATATCAGATTGGTATAGAGTGCCAGTCAGTACCTTACGGGATAACTTCGCAGATTTATACGAAAAAGGAACTACCGCAACGAAACAGAGACTCAGAAAAGCACAATTAAAGTTGGCCTTAAACGGTGACAGGACAATGCTTATATGGTTAGGCAAGAATATCCTGGGTCAAATGGAACAACCGATAAATACTACTGAGGACAAAGTCCTCCCATGGTTAGAAGAATCTGGTGAATCCTAAATATGCATAGCAATATGCTGTTCTAATGATAGTTGCCAAACGTTCAATCACACAGATGATTCTATTAAGACAGGGCACCAATACCCCGGTGCCCGGTCACTTCGAGGGGTAAAGATGTGCAGTTAACAGATATACAAAAATCAATATTATCAGACGATACCAGATTTGTCGTTTTAGTTGCAGGTCGTCGTTTTTCAAAAACATTTATAGCAATCAATTCATTAGCCAAACATGCCAGACATCCTGGTAAAAAGTGTATGTATGTTGCCCCCACATACAGAATGGCCCGCCAAATAGCCTGGGAAGACTGTAAATCCATGCTGAGAGAACGCAACTGGATAAAGAAAATTAATGAAAGTAACTTGGAAATAACATTAGTAAATGGCAGTATGATAATGATGCGTAGTGCTGACAACAAGGACAGTATACGTGGTATAGGTTTAGACTATGTTGTTATAGATGAAGCCGCTGATATACCAGGCCTACAGGAAACCTGGCAAGCCGTAATAAGACCTACTTTATCTGACCGTGAAGGCGATGCTATGATAATAGGTACACCCAAAGGAAAAGGGTTTCTGTTTGATTTGTTCAATACAGCAAAAACCAGTAAAGACTGGAAGAGTTATCAGTATACCACAGCACAAGGCGGACAAGTAAGTGAAGAAGAATTAGCACAGGCTAAAAGAGATCTTGATGAACGAACTTATAAGCAGGAATTCGAGGCAGGATGGGTAGAGTTCGCAGGCAGTATATACTATGCTTTTGGAGATCACAACGTAATCAGTAAGTCAGTACCGTTACAGCAAGGTACTCCTATACAAGTAGGAATGGACTTTAACGTTTCGCCAATATGTGCTGTATTGGCCTACAAAACAATGACTGGCTTACACATATTCGATGAGATAGAGATATACGGATCAGATACACAAGAAATGTGCAACGAAATACGCCAGAGATACCCAGACCAACGTTTTATAGCATATCCAGATGCTAGTGGTGCCAGAAGGCAAACCAGTAGCGGAGGATTGAGTGATCACATTATTATAAAGAATGCTGGCTTTAAGGTAATATGTGGTACCCAGAATCCACCAGTTAAAGACCGTATAGCCAGTGTAAATAGTGTATGTAAACAGGATAATATTAGATTGACAATAGATCCAAAGTGTGCTAAAGTAATTAATGGTTTAAGAAAGCATACATACAAGGAAGGTACCAGACAACCAGAAAAGGACGGTGCTACAGACTTCAGTCACTTTAATGATGCATTAGGATATATGGTATATGCCAATTATCCAGTTAGACCAGATGTAAAACAAACATATGGTAAAGTAAGTAGAACACTATAGGAGTTAAAAATGGCAAAACAAGTAGAATATGTTATAAGTGTAATAGAACCAGAACAGGAATACTTAAAGTATTTCCGTAACAGTACATTAGATAACTGTAGGCAAAAAGCACAGGAATACTTATGGGGGTGTCCAGAAGGCACAAAATACATTTATATCACAACGAGGTTAGCAGATGCAGAATAAACATTCATTCAAAGTATGGGATAAACAGGGACAATTTATGACAAAGTATACCACAGAAGAAGTATATAAAATTACAGTCAATTACCCACATACACACAGAACACTAGAATTTATAGGCATGGACCGTGGTAGTTGCATACTACAGGCCGAGGTTGCTAAAGAAGAGGACGACTCAGTTATGCTTATGATATCAGAAGATACAGTTAAATTATTACAAAAGGAGAAAATGAAGATATGAAATTACCAGAATATATGACAAAAGAAAGCACACATACCACAATTGGTGTTAACACAATGAGCTTAGTAGGACTTAGCCTTATGTGGGGACACATGACAGATATGATATCATTATGGTTTTTACCACTTACTATACTATCACTGTTAGCAGGATTTGGTAACGAAGTACGCAAAAGAGATTAATTATGGACGAATTTACAAGGAAGTCAACCGCTCATATGGATCAGAAGTTAGTCAAACAGGCTATAAAGGCTATTGACAAGTCACCAGAACTTAAAAAGATCAGAAGTATTAAAGACGGTATGCAGTATAGTGAGATCAATACAGGTGTTAATGATCAGCAATATAAAGATAACTATGATAAAATAAAGTGGACTAAAGATAAGGATAAACCCAAACCCAAGTTCAAAGTCAGAGTTAATGGCAAGGTTATAAACGATGAAGAAGAGTAATTGGCATGGCGGAAAGGGCAGTACACCAAGAACAGACACTAACAGTAAACAATATCAGGATAATTGGGAAAAGATATTTGGCAAGCCTAGAGATAACATAAGCACCAGAGATAAGGAAATAAAAAATGGCAAAAACACAAACAAAGACAAGTAACAAATATGGAGAGATACCTAAAGGTAGCCAATTGGGCTTCTTTAAATTTGGAACAGCAGTATATGATGCACCTATAACATACAGTTATGGTTATATAACAGCACCTACAAAAGAACACATGGACTTGGCAGTACTTAATCATATAACAAAGTATGGACTAAGAGAAATAGAATCAATAACACAGGAAGAATATGAGAGCAAAACACAAATACAATCCTAAAACACGAGAAGGTGCTAGGAGAATAGCACAAAGTATGGGATATAAGCATACTATATATGATGATCCCAAAATGATCGCATTGTTATATCGTGCTGGTATAGTAATGCAGGGCATAGACTATGGAGCAGAAGCAACATATGTTGATGATAACCCTGTACTAGATACTGATCATATAGCAGATACAGAAACA